AAACTGTTTTTTGAGATGTTTTCAGAGCTTCCAAAATGGTTTACAAATTTATGGATTCTTGTAGTTGCGAGTATTTATGGTATAAAGGGAACACAGATTTTTAAAAACGGAGGAAAAAAATAATGTTTAAAAAATTTCAAGCACTAGGTAAAGCAATCAATGCTATTAAACCAACTGTGCCAACAACAAAAAAAGAAAAAGCTTTATCTAAATTAAATATTTTAAAACAAAAAACAAAAGCCTCTGCAAAAGCCTCTGCTGCAAAATTAAAACAAACACAATTTGAAATTACAAATAAACAACCTATTACTTTTAAAAGTAATAAAGGAAAATCAGAATCAAATAAAGAAGCTTATAAAAGAATACAAGGAGAAAATACTAAAGTAATTAAAGGTATGCTTGATAAAGCTTTTGAAAAAAAAGCTGATGGTGGAAGAATTGGTAGAAAATTTGGTACTCCTAATCCTAGAAAAACAAACGTTCAAAAAATAAAAGAAACGTTTGGTCCAAAGAAAAATTTATCAGCTAAACAAATGAAAATAGCAAAACTAGCCGGCAATCCAAATAAGATTGATGGTGCTGATTTTAAAAAATTAAGGAATAGATAATGGCAAAACTTTGTCCAAAAGGAAAAGCAGCAGCTAAAAGAAAATTTAAGGTATATCCTTCAGCATATGCTAATATGTATGCATCTGGAGTATGTTCAGGTAAAATCAAACCAGGTGGAAGAAAAAAAGCTATGGGTGGTGGAATGATGGATATGACTAGAATGAGATATTTAAAAGGAGGACAAGTATAATGGCATTTGAATACCCATCAACAATAACAGAGAGAAAAGAGAAAAAGAAAAAAGATAGTGGTTATGGAGTAGATAAAATTACGGAAAAAGAAGCCTTAAAAATTATTAAACCTGTTTTTGATAAAAAAGGACCTAAAGGTGAAATTGCTTTTGACCAATTAGATGCTGCTTTAAGTCCTGAAAATATTGGAGATGGTAAAAAAATAACTAAAAAAGGTTTAAAAAATATTGTAGATGCTGCAACAGATGATAAACAATTAACTCGTACTAAAAGATCTATACTAAGACATTACAAATCAGGTGGAAGAGCTGCTTACAAAGACGGCTCTAAAGGTTGTGGAAAAGCAAATAAAGGCAAAGGAAGAGCTTACGGAAAGAATTCGTAATGCGTACGCACTTTTCAAAGGGTGGTTTAAGACAATGGGTAGCGGACAAATGGGTAGACATTGGAGCACCGAAGAAAGACGGAAAATATCAACCATGCGGGAGAAGCAAAGGCTCGAAGAGGAAGTATCCAAAATGCGTCCCACTTGCAAAAGCCACACAGATGTCAAGCTCGCAAAAGGCGAGTGCTGTCAAACGAAAACGAGCAGCAGGTAATCCTGGTGGTAAACCAACTAACGTAAAGACATTCGCATAATGAGAAGACAAGATAAAATGCCACCAAGAAATAAAAAAAATTTCAGATCTACAAAATCTGGAGCAGGTATGACACGAGCCGGTGTCGCTGCCTACAGAAAAGCAAATCCCGGTTCTAAATTAAAAACAGCCGTGACTGGAAAAGTGAAGCCAGGATCTAAAGCTGCAAATCGACGTAAGTCGTACTGTGCAAGAAGCGCAGGCCAAATGAAAAAATTTCCAAAGGCTGCAAAAGATCCTAATTCAAGACTTCGTCAGGCAAGAAGGAGATGGAAATGTTAACTGAAAGACAAAAAACAACACTTAAAAAACACAGCAAGCATCATTCTTCAAAGCATATGGCTAGCATGAAAAAAGACATGAAAAAAGGAATGTCATTTTCAAAAAGTCATAAAAAAGCTATGAAGAAAGTTGGTGTTTAATGCAATTAGAAACAGTAATCAATAAAACTTTAAGATTCCTCGATTCAAGAATAGAACAATTGTCAGTTTCGGTAACTTCCGGAGGGGTTGACAGTATGGAAAATTATAAGTATATAATAGGACAAATTAATGCACTGGAATCAGTGCGTCAGGAAATCTCTAACCTGCTAAACGAGAAGGAGCATAATGAAGGAACAGTCATCGATATTAACACCAAACAATGATCTTGTTGGTGTAAAAAAATCAGAAAAAAAAGAAGAAGTAAAAGAACCAAAATTACCAAAACCTACTGGGTGGAGGATGATAGTTTTACCTTTCAAGATGAAAGAAAAAACTAAAGGTGGATTAGTATTAGCCGAAACAACTTTAGAGAAACAACAAGTTGCATCTCAAGTTGGTTTGGTTTTAGCTATGGGCTCACAATGTTATAAGGATAAGGAGAGATATCCTGAGGGTCCGTGGTGCAAAGTAAATGATTGGGTAATGTTTGCACGTTATGCAGGTAGCCGAATCAAAATAGATGGTGGGGAAATGCGTCTGCTAAACGACGATGAAGTGTTAGCAACAATTGATAGTCCAGAGGACATCTTGCATGAGTTCTAAACATAGGAAGGAGTAACTATGCCAGAAGAAGATAAAAAAATGGTACCTATTGATACATCAGGACCTGATGCTACAGTAGATATCGAAGAAGTAAAAGACGAGTCAGTAATTGATACTGAAGCGCCGAAACAAGAAACAGAAACAGATAAAACATTTGAAAATGAACGAGAAACAAAACTAGAAGAAAAAAAATCAGATAGTGAGCTAGAGGACTATAGTAAAGGTGTACAATCTCGTATTGCGAAATTAACTCGTAAGATGAGAGAAGCAGAACGAAGAGAACAAGCTGCTGTTGAGTATGCAAAAGCTGTAGAAGAAAAAAGAGCAGTATTAGAAAAACGTTTTGAAAAAACGGATTCTGATTACATTAAAAAATTTGAGACAACTATATCATCAGGTTTAGAGTCTGCACAAAAAGAATTAGCTGCAGCGATTGAATCTGGTAGTGCAGAAGCTCAAGTTGAAGCTAACAAAAGAATTGCAACACTCGCATTTGAGAACGCAAAACTAGAGGCAGCTAAAGAAGGTCGAGAAAATAAACCACAGGAAGAGAAGCCTGTAAACCTTTCTCAAGCTAACAATGTAAACATTCCTCGAAGAGATGATCCGATTAATCCGGATCCAAGAGCTGAACAATGGGCGTCAAAAAACTCATGGTTTGGTAGAGATAGAGCGATGACTTACACTGCGTTTGAGATACACAAGGATCTTACTGAAAAAGAAGGGTATGATCCTAGTTCTGACGAGTATTATGCGGAAGTTGATAAAAGAATAAAAGTTGACTTTCCTCATAAATTTGGTAATACTGAAACAAATACGACAGCTCCCGTTCAGACGGTCGCTTCAGCACAAAGAAGCGTAAAGCCTGGTCGCAAAACTGTGAGACTCACATCATCACAGGTCGCAATAGCGAAAAAATTAGGTGTGCCACTCGAAGACTACGCAAAACAACTAAAAATCACGGAAGGAGCGTAACATGGAAAAAAAAGAAAACACTTCTCGTGCGAACGACACACGGTCAAAATCTGAGAGACCTAAAGTGTGGGTTCCACCATCATCTCTAGATGCACCCCCTGCACCTGATGGATTCAGGTATAGATGGATAAGAGCAGAAGTAGCAGGCTTTCAAGATACTAAAAATATAACTGGACGTTTAAGAGAAGGTTATGAATTAGTTAGATCTGAAGAAGTCGAAAATGCATCTGACTATCCAGTTGTCGAAGACGGCAAATACAAGGGAGTCGTTGGGGTCGGTGGCCTTCTACTTGCGAAGGTACCAATCGAGATTGCGCAGCAACGTCAAGATTATATGGCTAACCGTCATAAACAACAAGACGAAGCAGTACAAAACGATCTTATGAGGGAGCAAGACCAGAGAATGCCAATCAATGTTGAAAGGCAATCTCGTGTAACCTTCGGTGGTACGAAAAAATAATTTTTTCAATCACTGAATTATATCAACCGAACTGGAGGCCTTTTTCGAAAGGCAGGTTCATAAGGAGTAATAACTATGGCAAATAGAAACACACAAGGTTTTGGTTTGATTCCAGTGGGTACTGTTGGTTCAACACCTTCTACTCAAGGACAAGGCAAATATCTTATTGATGCTGGCATGGCTGTTGATTTGTTCCAAGGGACTGCTGTAAGAAGCGCCGCTGGATACATTGTGACTGCACAAGCTGCCATCACTAACACTTGTATAGGTGTGTTGAACGGAATTTTCTTTAACGCGGCTACAACTAAGAAGCCGACGTTTGCGAATTTCTACAACCAACCTATTACTCCAGCTAATAGCGAAGACATTACTGCATTTGTACATGACAATCCTAGCCAACTTTTTGTTGGTGCGATTGATGCAGCAGCAGCTCAAGCTGAATATGGTAAAACATATGGTTTGACTGTAACTGCAGCTGGTTCAGATTTTTCTGGACAGTCAAGTTCAACATTAACGTACGCTACAAGGCACGCTACTAACAACCAATGGAGACTGGTAAGATCTGCTGAAGATCCTGAGAACAACGAAAACGCTGCGTTTAGAAGCGTTGTAGTTGCTCACAACTTAAACCAATACTTCACTGGTGCAGTAACGTGGCAATAATAGGAGCAAATAATGGCAATATCACGAGCACAACTAGTTAAAGAACTAGAACCAGGCCTAAATGCACTATTTGGGCTGGAATACAAAAGGTATGAAAATCAGCATGCTGAAATTTATACTGCAGAATCATCTGACAGAGCTTTTGAAGAAGAAGTAATGTTAAGTGGTTTTGGAAACGCGCAAGTAAAAGGTGAAGGATCAGGAGTATCTT